GTTAAGCATCACAAAAGTAGAAAAAATGTTCGAGAGCGTCCCGACAATCCCCATGTTAAATACATATTTGTTACAATTACAGGCTCACCATGATAAAAAGACGCTCACGCCCACGGATCTGGGCGTAAGAGCAGAAGTGTGGAAAGCCATAGCAAGCAACTCGTATAAAATCGGTAAAACGGTGCATCTAAACATAGAAATCTATACAACTGCCACAATAGTTGCAAACAACGTGTACGACAATGTTTTTTCGATACCGCCACAGTATCGCCCATTAAATAACACTGTTGTAAATGTAGTGGCATCAGACGGAACGTATAAAAACCCAGTCGCTTGTACATCTTTAGCGAAGGAAAACGGTAATCTGTTTGTCTGCATCCCAAAAGCTACAAATAATTATCTTTTTATCGATGCGGAGTGGGAGTGTGCTTGATAATTAATTACTTTTTGGTGTATTTAATTGTAACGCATCTTTCCTATTGCGTATTCCAATCGGAGTCAGAAAACAGATCTTTTAGAAAGGAATGATAACATGAAACTTATTTTTAATGATGCAACTGATATGCCGATACAGTCATATGAAAAAATCGGTGGTGCGGTGCGATTCTTGACAATCGGAATTGCGCCGGAAAAGCTGAAAGAAATCTTTGAGGATGCAACAAAAACAAAGGTGATGAACGTCACAGAACGTGGGCAGATCATAGATACCTTGGAAAATTACACGGGATACGATCATACTGAGATATATCCGGGTGGAATTTATGGAGTTGTAAATAATAAAGCCGGTCTGTCAACAGAGGAGCGATTGGATGACATGGGGATTAAGTTGGAAACAGCGAAGCAGGACATAGAAGCACTGAAGGAAAACGGTGGCAACGGTGGAGCACCGGGAACGTATGCGTCTGTCTTTGCGATGGCTAAAATATCTGCAGAGAAAATTACAGATGATGAGCAGGCTCTTAAGGTAGCAGATCTGTACGATTTATGGAGCGGCGATGGAGTAGCCTACAAGACTGGAAAGTATATTACTTACCAAGATGCGCTATATAAGGTACTCCAAAACCATACATCTCAAGCGGACTGGGCGCCGGACACCGCCTCAAGTTTATATGCTAAGGTGCTTACAGATCCGACCGGAAAAGTATTGCCGTGGGAGCAGCCAAACAGCACAAACCCATACAAAAAAGGTGATAGGGTAACACATAAAGGGAAAACGTGGGAGTCTCTTGTAGACAGCAATGTGTGGGAACCGGGTGCAGTTGGATCCGAGAGTCTCTGGAAAGAAGTTGCATAACGAGAAAGGAAAGTGAGAAATATGAAAATGAATTATGCAGAAGCAATTATTGACGGATACAATGCGATTGCAGGAGCGATTGTGGCGGTGTTGT